AAGGAACTTTTTAGATTATATTCGTTACTAGCACGATCTGTAGAAATCATCTGCTCTTGAGCAAGAAGTGACTTTTCTAAGTTATAGGCATTATTAGCTCTATCTCTAGAAGCTAGTACCATAGTTTGATCAAGAATTAGCATATCCTTAAGCTGTGCAATACCTAGGTCAATACCTTGCTCTGCATACATCAAGCCTGCAGCAATAGAAGCACGCATGGCTCCAGATTCAGCCATTACACCAAGTACATTCTTTGTAGAAGATCTTCCAGCAGTACCAGATGAGCTGAGAGTACCAGCTGCTTTCATTCCTGCAATAATTGCTCTCTGAGCTTCTGCCTGACTTTCACCCTGTGCCTTACGTCTTTCTAATTGATACTTAGCAATGCTGTTAAGGTGCTTGTTTTGTATAGATGCTTCTTCAAAATTAGCTTCAATTAGTTGATTACGCTTATTAAAATCTGCTTGGATTTCACCACTTGCGTATTTAAAATCCGCCTCAACTAGCTTATCTTGTTTACTCAGATCAAGTGTAGCCTTAGTACTTCCTAAATCATAGGTAGCATCAACCAACTGATTTTGCTTATCAGCTGCAGCATTGCTTACACCACTTCCGTATTTGAAATCAGCATCAGCTAACTCATTACTTTTCTTTAAATTTAGTCTGCCTTGTTGACTTCCGTATTGAAATTCAGCATCTTCTATGTCGCTAGTCCTTTTAAAGGAAGCACTAGATAAAGCGTTGCTGGCTCTAAGTTGTGCATCACCTAGTGTATTCTGTTTTCTATTTGCAATATCTGCTTTATTTGAAGAGTAATCAAATCCTGTAGATATAAGCTGGTCCTGCTGGTCAAAGTAAAGATCACCAGAAGTAAATGCATAATTGGTTTCAGCATCAACTAATTGGTTATGTCTATTTACCTTTAATCCTGTACTATTACCTGCATAATTAATAAAGGTTTGACCCTCTGTAAACATAACTCCAAGAAGATCATCTCTCAACTTTGCATTCTGCTCTATCCCGGCTACTTCTGCAGCAATTGCGTTGAAGTCTTTCTGGATGATAGATTGATCTACAGACTGATCATAAGCGCGGTTTGCAGTACCTTGCTCATAATCACGTATCGCCTGATTATCAAAATATGTTTGGAGTAGATTTTTTTCTTGAAACCTTAGATTAGCCTCGTTATTGGCTATTTGAGTTGCTTGGTCTCTTACTTGATAATCGTAGTTATCGTAACGTAGTCCTTCTTCAAACTTCCAGTTCTGACGAACACCTTTGAATTGGGCGTTCTCCCTACCAACTGCTTCCCTATTTCTTTGTCCTGCACCAAATAATCCTAAGACCATCTATTAATTCCTCTTATAAAATCTAGGTGTATAGTTGCCTTCCCACATCATTGCATTAAGTGCAACTGGGAATGGTGTGTTATTAAATATTCTTAAGTCGAAATTCTCTGTTCTTTGATGGATTGGTACAGTAAAAACGGAACCATTATCAAGTGGTACGTCATTAGCAAGATACTGATTAGCTTCAATTACAGGATTAGTAGTAAACCATTCCTTAACTAAAAATGATACAGCAGAGCCTGCAGATGGTGCTGTATTAAACGTTATAGTTTTATCGTTAGTAAAGCTAAACGCTGTTGTAGCAATTCCGTTTACAGTGACCTTAACGTCACTTCTATCTTCGTAATCCAAGTCCTTTTTGTTAAATGGAAATACCGTTGTGGAACCATCACCGATAAAGTCAACTTTATAAGGAACACGACCTAGTTGATTTACCTTAAAGCTCATTGAACCAGACAAACCAACAGAGAATTTCATTCTTGCAATGGTTAGGTTTGCTGTAAAGTCAGACATTCTTTCGTCAGGTCGATAGTATGTCGTAGGAAGATGGACATCAAAGTTATATTTGTAACCCACAATCACGTCTGCAGCAACGCTTGTTAGATTTTTTTGAGGTACAATAAAAAATGCTCCAGTACCATCACTACTTCTTTCAGGCGTAATCGTGAATCCTGATTCAACAAACGTACCTGTGCTGGTATTACCTTTGATAATTAAAGATGGTGTCAGATCGACAGCATCATTGTATGGCAAGTAACACTTACTTAGATTGTTTGTAGAGTCATATACAACACTTGATGCCGTTGCATATAGGTCTATACATGGATTAACTTTCTGCCCTTTATTGTTTACAATAATAGCTTGTTCAGGACTTTGACTTAACGCTGTTTTAAGAAGTACAAACTGTCCGCCTTGCTTAGTGACGGCATACATATCATCTGAATCAATAGTGAGGAACTGTGCCTGACCTGGCATAATCCAACTTGTCCATGATTCCATCAAGTTCTTTTCACCATCACTATAATATCTAAAGATATACACTTCTTTCTCTGATTGACTTGATAAAGCAATCATTGCGTTTTGAGGACTAGCAACTAAATGATCAATATTGGGTGAGATCCATTCTTTTACTACTCGTGATAAGTCAAGCACTTGGGGGTTCTGTTGCTGCCCCTTAGTGACCATGCTAAATACTCTCGTGTATCCAGGAGTCTTACTAATGAAATTAATGTTTGTACCAACATCAACTGGTAATACAGTATTATCCATCTCAAAGTTAGAGATAGTTCTTATTGTAGCTAACGCGGGAGTTAAAACACCACTATCTGAGAACAGAATGAACTGTTGTCGTGAAGAAAATAAAATAACGCCTTGTGCTGTTGGAATAACTGCATTTAACTTTGTCGGTAGAGTTGACGAGCAACTGATATCAATAGGATCTGAGTCAAGAGATGTTTGTGCCGTTTCAAAGAAGAAGTTAAAAAATTTTCCAGAACGGCTCATGATGACATTATCCTTAGATAGAAACCCTAGCCTGTTGCTATTGAAGAATGCAGCTGTAATAGTTTCACCTACAAAACTGGGATTACTATTGGTAGTCAGATCACCAACTATCCTATTGTCGTAATTAATTTGCTTAAAGACAAAAGTGTTTTGTGCTGTATTGATTAGTTCATGAGGCATTGTGGCGTTGTCTAAGCCAGGAGACACACCTGGACTAATAGTTTCTTCCCAATAACCACGACCACTTACACCATCATCTGCTACAAACTTTGTGTAATAGTCATCTACTGACGTTACTGTATTTACAATCCGTACAATATGACCGTTATACGTTTCAAGGGGAAGCAATGCAACGCTAGAGGCTTCATCTTGGAATGCAGTCAAACCAGCATTGGAAGCACCACCCCTGACTTGTAATGTAAATGAAGTTGGTGAACCACCTACTGTACGAGAGATATCTAAACTGGAGTTACCATTTCTTGTTACTGTCCATGTACCTGTAAAGTTTGCATTACTAGCAGCCTGTTGAGCAGCAATACCATTTGTTATCGCATCCTTTATATTATGACCTGACTTTTCTGTCAAAATATCGTCGAATGTAAAATCACTAATGTGTGATGTGGTCTGAAACTGAACACCTTGAATAGTTACATAGTAAGAAACTTCAGGTGCTGCTGTTTCTAAGACAATGGTGCCAGTAGCATTTACTTGATTTGCAGGGATGGGCTGAGTACCAACAACAACTTGATCATTTACTACAATAGTAGTATCTTGAACAGTAAGTAATTTGTAATTACTTCTAGTTCCTGACAGGTATGCTTGTGCTCCAGATCCATACGTAACAGTACATGCAACACCGCTTAATGTATTCCAAACATAAATATTTGAACCTTTGACACAACCAATATAGCTTTCAGTAGAATCTCTATTAAGGAAAAACCATTTAGCATTGTCATATGTTGTTCCTGAACCTAAGTTTGTTATATGCTGAAAGCCTGGTCTTTTTGTCAAACCATACGTAGCATCAGGAAAGCCGTTGTAGCACTCACGGACTTGACCGGGAAGCATCTTTTCATCTGATTGTCTTGATACTCCGCCAAGGTAGGAAGAGATCTGTTGTGTTACTGCAGCCATTTATCTATAAAGTACGTTGTAAGGTTGATAGCTGTTATATGTATTTGTAGCACCTGGATGCCCAAAGAATGTGTAATCACCTTGGGTGCATTCATATTCCATAGCTGTCGCTCTATTAAACCCTTCTTTTTGTTGAAGCATTTGATATTGATTGGGATCGCCTACAATTCGGCTTGATACTGTTGATGCTGCTTTTGCTGTAATATAATCAGCAATAGGTGTTGGAATGTCTATCCAGTCAAATAGCCAAACTACATCACAACTTATTTTTTTTGTGAATGTATATGTGTGGTGTGCCTTGTCGTATAGCTTGCCGCTACGTCTAATTACATCAAGCTGAGTATTAGCTGCATTCTTAGATGCATCAATCTGCAGCATATTATTAGGTATCAGGATTTCATTGTTACTGTCAGGAAGCATGTCATAGTTAAGTTCCTTATTAAATGACCATCCTTCCGCCTGTACTTCCCGTGAGACTTCTAACAAAGTCTGATAGGCAATCGCAACGTCCGGGTTGGTTTGATCTAGGGTAGTCACAGGCGCTTGACCACATGACTGTAGTATT